TGTATATTTCCTACGGAGCCGGGTGCGGAGATTCTGTCCATGACGCCTGACCACATGGTGCTTAACATGAGCACGCTATCTAAGGATGAAATCCTCTCGCTCCACAAAGATTCCTTCCAATGCAATCTAAGAGTTTAACCCAACAATTTCTTGCACTCCTTCGGGTTTCCCGTTTAACTCGGGAGATAATGGAGGAACAGAAAAAAGAATACGAACGAAATCCAAAAAGTTATAACCACTACTATCAAGAATATGTTAGAACCCAAAGACTATCAAAAATTTATCGACGAGGACATTAACCCCGGTGACTACATTGTCAGAGAACTGGGTGGAGAGTATTACGTGGGACAGGTAATCGAGCTTTCCCCGAACTTCTACAGGTACAAAGTCTTAAATGCTTTCCCTCTGGGTGAGGGGGTTGTCCGTCATGAAGAAGCAATCAAATGTTACCCTACACCTCTTCGGAAGTTTAAGGAGGGGGACGAGGTAATTTGTAGAGAACATATAGGTAAATGGACTGTAATGGAGGACGAGAAGGATTCCGTTCTTGTCGGTATTAAGAATAAATGTACCGGAACTATCAAAGCAGTAACCCCTGCCTCTCTTCTTCTCATCAGGCCAATCGACCTGCATTATCGGTTCAGAGTTATCGACGGAGCTATTTGGGACTTCAAGAAGAATCGGTCCTTACGTGTCAACCCTTCATGTGAGGGAACAACCGAAATGGAACGTCTCTGCAATCTTCTGAATGAATTAGACAGAAACGAAGAAACTTCTCTTGACAAGTAATAAAACACTGATACTATTATCCGTACATGAATACCACAGAACCAAACGAATTGAGCCTCGATAATATTCAGGAAGAGGTAGCCCGCATTCTCACCGAACCGAAGTCTATCATGTTGAAGGAAAGACTGCAACGGGAGTGGGATGCAGTCCCTGCCTTCAACCTGCCCATCGACGCGCCCGCGGAGGCGGTTGCCGAGAAGGCTCTTGAACTGGGGGACTACGCCTCCAACATCTTTGATATTGAACCCCCGCCGCTGGCGGGAGTTCAGTTCATCATGGCAGAAGTCGCCGAGAACCTCGTCACTGTAAAGGAATACATTGCCTTTATGCAGGAGCTTGAGAACCCCGGCAAGGCGTGCAATATCTTTACAGATTCCCACGTCATGATTAAGGCACTCGTCCTCTTCATGGCCATTCACCTCTTGGTAGCGTATGCCAGTCAGAACGACCCGGACCGCATTGATGAAGAGAAGGGAGGCATCTCCGCATTCCGTCTCTTCTCCGTGGCGAGCAATGTAATTTCCATGAACCTATTGGAACAATCCACTCTTACCTTCGTAGATAAGTCGGAGCTTGCCGAGAAGGAAGCTAACGCCCGTAAAATTATTCTGCCCCACGAAGCATAAAGCAATGGAAATGACTAGAGAACAGGAGAAATATCGTAAACTTGTACGGAAAATTATTCGGACAATCTGTAAGAATTTAGTGAAGAAAGCTAGCGAGTATAACACAGTCCCTTTGAGGATGGAGTATGTTACCTTATTGGAGTTTGTACTTATGCCGCCTTCAGATTGTCACAAGATAGTAGAGAAAGAACTTGACAATCTCATTAGCGAAGGTATTATACCCGTCAGAAAGGAAGACGACAATGGAGATAGGTAATCCTAAAAACATGAGCGTGAAGGAGTTGGAGGAAGCGATTGCATTCTTCAATAGCTCCTACTACAATGAGGGGAAGACCCTCATTCCCGACACGGTTTACGATACGCTGGTTGAAGAACTGCGTTCCCGTTCCCCGGAATCCAAGGAACTCGATAGTCTTGGAGACGACGCACAACGGGGAGCCAAGACCTTCCGGCATCCCAATCCCGTCCTGTCTCTCGCCAAGATTCATGAGGGCAAGGACGGAATTGGTATGGACCAGCTTCGCGGCTGGATTGCCGGACGTGACGTCGTGGTTGAACCGAAGTACGATGGCCTCACCCTCGTCCTGTACATTGAAAAGGGGCGGCTCGTCAAGGCCGTTACCCGTGGCAACGGAACCGAGGGGGAAGTAATTCCTCTTGATAAGGTTCTCTATATGGTCCCGCCAAGTTATGGCAATTACACGGGAGCTATCCGTGGGGAAGTGGTTGTGGCTAAGAGCAACGAAGGGCAGGTGGAAAGCATGGGGTACTCCAACCTCCGCGCCTGTGCCGTTGGTCAACTCCGCAACAATAAGCTCAAGTGGTCTGACTGGCTCATTACCTTCATCCCGTTCGATGCAAGTCCCTTCCCGGAGGGTGTTGAATCCCGCATGGAACTGCATGGGTGGCTGATGGAAATGTTTGACCTCGCAACCCTCCCCAATGAATGGCCAGAAGGTGAAGCTCTGACGGATGAATACATCCGGGACATGGCCAAGTACCTGCGCGACGACATCGCATATCCTACTGATGGTATTGTGTTTAAGTTGAACCAGAAGAATGCTATTGCCGCGGCGGGAGAGGCTACCGCCCATCACCCGAAGGATGCCGTTGCCTTTAAGTTCAACCCGCAGGGAGTTGAAACTACCCTTCGCGATGTCATTTGGCAAGTAGGCAGAACCGGAGTTCTTACCCCGGTTGCTGTCTTCGATACGGTGAAGATTGGTGGAACCAACGTTTCCCGTGCCACCCTCTCCAACGTGGCTAATGCGGCCTCCTTCCACATTGGCGATACCGTGGAGGTGATTAAGGCAGGGGAGATTATTCCCTACGTCCGCAAGGTTCGCGGCTGTGGCAATACGGTTTCCGTTGTCCCTCTGACATGCCCCTGTTGTGGCTCCACGTTATCCTCTAGTGACCTCAACATCTTCTGTACCAATCCGTTGTGCAAGGATAAGGTAGCGGCCAAGCTGGAATACGCATGCGGTAAGAACGCACTAGACATTGATGGCATGGGACTTGTATTCTCACGTATGATTGCAGACAAACTGCTCGCCGGGGAGAATGATGTGGAGCCTCCGACCGCAGAAACTGCTTACCTCCACCACCCGTTCCTGCTTCTCATGTCCGGCACGATGGACAATCTCATCAACGGAATCCCCGGAACCCAAGGGTACAGAGGATTCCTTGAAGTCGTGGAGGAACGGAAGCACCATGCAACCCTTGCTCAATGGATTACTGCGATGGAGATTCCCCATGTTGGTTGCACCCGTGCGGAAAGTCTCTCCTATGCTTACCCCAATCTCTACTCTTTCCTCACTCTCTTCCCCGAAGATTTAAGGAACAAGCGTCATGCGGAGTTCGGCCCCCTGATGACCGAGGCAATTCTGAATTACATGGAGACCGTGCCAACGTGGAACGAGATGACGGCAATGGTTATGACAGGAGATATTCCCAATGCCGAGGGCAATGTTCCCAAGAGCACCGCGTTGCGGGGAGTGAACTTCGTCATCACAGGAACCCTGTCCCAGCCTCGCCATGTATATAACCTGCTCGTTCAGGACATGGGAGGCACGGTCAAGGAGAACGTGTCAAGGAAGACCAACTACCTTGTTGTCGGTAAGGAACCGGGGGAGCACAAGCAAAAGATTGCGAGGCTCCACAAGATTCCTTCAATTACAGAAGAAGAATTCATGCAAATGATTAACCCTTCAATTACAAATGAAAAAAATTCCTAACGAATTTACACGCAACCCCTTCACCTGTCGCCTCATTTTCCGTGAGGCTGGCGTTGCCATCTATGAGCTAACCCATAAAGGAAGCGGGAAGGTAAACAATTATGAGGTTGTCATCATCCGTCAGCACAAAGCGGACAATGATTTCATCAAGGTTAAAGCCGGAGATGAATACCTCCCCAGCACCAGTGAGTGGGGCCAGTATGGATGGACATTCCCCACTCTTGAACTCGCAAACTACAAAGCCAAACATATCATTCATGAACGTTCTATGGATAAATCAGGAAGTCACACTTCCGCTAACTAAATCAGTAATAGATAAACAGGTTGAGGCCGCAGAGATAATGGGCCGTGTCTGCTATAAAAGCGAACCGAAGGGCGACCCCATTGCGTTTCTCTCCCGTATCATTAACCGCGGACACGAAAGTGTCATCGAGCATATCAACATCCCGGCAGTCCTCTCGACGGATAGAGCGGTGACACATCAGCTTGTCCGTCATCGTCACATGAGCGTCAGCATGGAGAGCCAGAGGTTTGTCAACTACTCCCGGAAGGGAATCATTTGCTTCGTCCGTCCGCAGTTCTTTAGCGACGAGAAGGTTGACCCGAAGACCATTGAAGAGTTTAAGAATACCTGCCAGAACCTTGCGGAGAAGTACGTGGAACTTGTCCAAGGAGGACTGCCTCCCGAAGAAGCGCGGGGATTGCTTCCGAACTGTACGGCTACGGTGATTGGTGTGACTGCTAACCTCCGCGAGTGGAGGCACATCTTCCGTATGCGATTGGACGGTGCGGCCCAGCCGCAAATCCGTGCGCTCCTTCTGGCCCTCCGGCAAAAGATGGAATTGAAGTACGACCTCGCATGGGCATTCAAGGACATCCCCGTTAATGCTAACCGACTTCATTCCGTTCCAGAACTATGAGCCGTATCAGTCTCAAGAAGTATCGGGAACAGATGGCGGCTAACATGAAAGCCCCAACTGCGAAGCGTCGAAGAGGAAAGTTCAAGTGCAAGAAATATGGAGATAAATTTTACTGGTATCGAGATAGCCCCGCGGAGCAAAGGAAGTTCTTGAGGGAGACAAAAGCTAACAAGCTTCGGTCTCGCATCATGCCTGAACATAAGCAACTTATCCATGCCTCTCTCCGGTCGAAGAAACAACTGACCGAGGAACAACTAACCTATGGTCGCATCCTTGCGTCCAGTAAACTTTCCATAGGTGCAGTTGGAGAAACTACCCCAGATGAAACCCCTAGCTGGATTAAGGAGGACAACTCCTTTTTCTTCCAGTTTAAATTTCATGGCTATTTCATCAAAGGTGAAGTCCCCGTGGCTCTTGTTGGAAGTTCCTCTGCGGCTCTGGAAATATGCAGGAAGGCGTACAAGTTCGCACGGAGAATTACAAGGAAGTGGACAGTCAAAGAAGGATGTTTAACTCTACCCTCTCCCCGCCTCTTCGTCATAGCCAAGATGTCTATTCGCAAATATATCAACAAACAAATTTACAAGCACCTCACCAAATAGTATGCACGCGCACGAAGCAATCAACGCAATCGTTTCAACCAAGGTAAACTCACAGGCTTTCCCCGACCTGCCGGAAGGAAAGGAATCCATGAACGATGCCGTCAACCACCCGAAGCATTACACCTCCCACCCCAGCGGAATCGAGACCATAGAAATTACTGGCAAGCTTCCCTTCGCATTAGGGAACGCCGTCAAGTATTTGATGCGGTCACAGTACAAGAAGGACCGTATTGAAGACCTCAAGAAGGCGAGGTGGTATCTCGAATACCACGCTAAGCACTGGTCCAAGGTGTTCGAAACGTTTGACCTTTACCTTATCCTTGAACAGTTCAGGCGTACAGTCATGAGCCATAGCTACCAACGTAGCCCCGAAGATTCCATTCTGGTACGGCTCTTCTATATCTGGGCGCATGATAAGTTGGTTGAGGTAAACCCCGCATCGGAATTGCAACGATGTATCGGCGAGATTACCCAGCTAATAGAATCCCTCGAAGCGAAACAGAACTAAAACAAAAACCCCGGAAGGAAATATCTTCCGGGGTTTTCGCTTAGAACCCAAACAACTTACAGTCCAAACAGAATGATGTCGTTGCGGATTCTTTATACCATGCAGTACCTATGATGTCAATACCTAACTGACAGGAACTTCGTTTTTCTCAATGCTCGCCATCAGTTCGGCGAGCTTTTTCTTTTTGGTTTCGAGTAGTTGTTCGAGCCTCTCTATCTCTTCGACGTAATCGTGGCACGCATGCTTGGCCGCGTCCTCATAGGTGAGGAAGACAGTATGGTTGAGATAGCCATTATCTATGGTTCTGAATCGGTGGTTGATGTATTCGATTCTGACACGAGAAACGAAACATTCAAAGGCGACATCAGATACTTCAACGGCTCTCACTGTGGGCATGCCACCGCAATGTACGTTAATGAACACCGTGCATCCCTTATACAGGGGGAGCTTGCTAGCTTCTTCTGCTGTGAATATTGAGTTCATACGGCGGGAAGTATGTATCAACTTGAAATAATGTCAAGGACTATTTTAGCCAGCAGTCAGATTCAATATCGAAGTGAGCCTTTACTGATAGGTCGCAACCACATAAGGTACAATAGAGAGGGGCCGCCCCATTAGTCAGGTCAGCAAGCCCGGAGATTTTTTCCTTGAGGAATTTGCGGCCAGCTCCTTCGGCTCCACATGTGGCGCACCCCTGCTTCTCTAAATCCGGGGGAGGCGTAGAGGTAGCATAAGGACAGGAGGAACAGATAGCATAGCGGCGGCGAGCTTCTGCCTCGTCTACAAACCTGTGACCCCGTCGATACCAGAGAACCATAGTACCGAAGAAGGCCAATATCTTCTTGGCACTCATGGGTTCATACTCCTTCCATTCAATTCCCTTATCACCGCAGGTGGTGCAGTACTGGGGAGGGAGAGAAGCGCAAAGCTCTGATTCAAAGAGCGCAACCTGAAAGGGTTCTCCGTTATTCATGAAGAGACGGGCGACCGCCTTGCGGAGTTGTTCCAGTGAACCCGCGGAAACCTTGGTTCCCTTGAGCCTGACACTCATGGATTCAGGGACAACAAACTTCCAGCCTCCCGGAGGGGTGGCCATGATATGATTGGGTACTATACGAAAAGAGGGCATGGGAGAATTATATCTCCCATGCCCCCGAAGGTCAAGGATATAAACAGAGGACTACTGCTTCATCCGATTATGAATTTCCTCCGCACTCAATGCCCCATCAATCTGAATGCTACCCTTCCTCATGAGGTTGATAATGAGTTTCTTCTGCTCTTCGATTAGGCGTTTGCCCTCGTCCGTGGTATTAGACTTCTGCAATTCGCGGTTGAGCTTCGCGATAGCCTCACGTCCTGCTTGCGGGCTAATGATGTAGGGCATGATGCCTTTCATGGCCGCGCCGTAGGTCTTGGCACTCATACCGGAACTCTCAATCGCGGAAGCCAGAACTTCCTTCCGCAGAGCGGGGTCAAGCATGTTTGTAATTTCCGTAACAAACCGGACACTATTGACTAGCTTGGTGAAATTCTTCACGGCATCCGCGGTTTCCACGGCTTCCATAGATTCCACATCCACCCCGGATTCCATTCTCTTGTAGAAGTCCGGACGAAGAACGCTCATTCGCTTTGACTTAGTGACCGCCGCGTTGGCATTCTTTAACCCGGCGGCAAGGGCTTCGGTCAAATCCTTCGGACGACGGAGACCAGTACCCAAGGTCTGTAACCAATATGCCTCGGCACTCATGTCAGGCGTATCACTAGACGCTTGTTTACCAGACTTGACTGCCCAGCCGTAGATGGGAATCTTTTTATTGGCAACCGTCGCGACACGTTCAAGGACTTGCCATGTATGTCCACTGCCGAACGAGGGGTTCAGCCCTGCGGCCAACAGGATTGCGTTGCCGACTGCCGGGAGAACGTTGACGCTTTCATCACCGGAGAGGCTATGCTTGTAATTGAAGTCTTCCTCATTAAACAATTCAGTAGCTGTGTTCAGAAGGAGGGATTCTTCAAGCACCGTATTTTCCAGCAGGTTTTTCAGTTCAGCTAACTTGTTCGTACCCCACTTGTCCACATCCATATCCATGAAGAGGCGGGGCAGGGTGTTAGCCAAAACCCTGATGGTCTTGAACGGGTTCATGTATTCAAGGTTCAAATACTCGAACTCATGTCGCTTCATATCTACGATGCCAATCAAGTCCCCGAACTTATCATAGTCAGGAATTAGCCCACTATCTGTCAGCTTCCTCATGACTTCCGCGTCGTCAATGATTTTATGGTCATCGTCATCTCCCAAGACACTGGCGATAATCTGTCGGGCAACCCAGGAAGAGACCGCAGAGGTTGCACCAATAGTTACTGCGGAACCAGCGATGCGAAGGATAGCGCGTCCCAAGAGGTAAGCCCCCTCCTTCTTCATGCCGTTATTGATAGCCCACACACCGTCTACCCCTTCACCTACGGCGTGGCCAAGGTTGTAGGCTACAGACTGGAAGGTATGGTACTGGAACATGAAGAACGGAGCCGCAACTATATTCAGGGTTTTCACCCACGAAGGAGTACGCGAACCCGTGGGGAGCAAGCTCTTCACCATGTTGGCAGTATACCTGTCCACATAAGCATCCCAACTCTGGGTAGTCTGGCTCGCGTCAAGGAGTATCTGGTCCCGCGCATTGGGGTTGGCCTCGCCTTTCGCCCGTGCCAGTTGTACCTTTAATTGGGTATCGGCAATCGCTCTCTGGTTAGTGAAGAGAGCAATCTTGGCCGCCGCGTCCGGCAAGCCATAGGCGAAGGACATCGCTTTGACGGGCCATGCTACGACTTTGCCCGCCATCTTGGCAGCATCCTTAGCCACCTCGCCCTTCGTCCGTTCCTGTTTCTCGTTCAGAGCTTCGGCCAGTTTGAAGAAGGAATCCTCATTCACTTCTTCGAATTCTCCTGCCATCTTACTGAACTCGTCAGACTTCCAGACGTTGCGCAGGAACTCCCCTTGACCTGCGTCCAGCAGACCAAGCTCTTGCCAGTAGCGAATCTTCTCGTTGTACCTGTCTTCCGCGGCCAGCAGTCTATCCGCGGAAGCCTGTGAAGCAAGGTCCTTGCCCTGTGATAGCCACCATAGCTTACGCAACTGGACCCAGTCCCCGACAAGGTTTGCGATGTCTTTACTCCCCGTGAATGGAAGTGCACCCGCATGGGTCATTTGGGCTACTGTACCATATAAGTTACGTAACGTGGAATTAGGACTTGCTATTAAGACAGAAAGGTTAGCCAAGCCACCCGCCTTACTCCACCATCCTTGCCCCTTGCCGGACTTCTGCCAGTACTCGCGGACCTTCTTATAGTCGTCCGTCCTGCTATTCAGGATGTCGTCGCTCGGCCTGTAGATGTGGTAGATGGCATCAGCTACATCCTTGTCGGCGTACATTCCGTTCAACGCATTCTTCGTATTCTTCAAGGAGATTTCCACCATGTCCGAGGTACGGTTTGTGGAATTCGGGGGTACGACCACACCCTGCGCTTTCAGTACGGAGGCATACTCGTCAGCAAGCAACTGGTTCACGGCAATCTTCGACTGCATGGATAGGGTATTCTGTAACGTCCCAATGGCATCCCCAATGGTGAGGTCGCTAAGTTCATACATAGCTTTCCTCTGCCATTCGGGCAAGCGTTTCCGCTGGGCCAGCGCATCTTCATTCGTCCTCTTCTTGGACAGAACTTCGTCAATGGCCTTCATGGCATCGTTCACCGCAAGGCGTGAGAGTTCCGGATATTGCAACACTTTCAAGTCGGTAGCGGAGATGACGTTGCCCATGCCGTTCATCCTCATGAGAACGCCAGCCTGACCCCGGAGAAGATTGAGCGTCTTGTCCAGTCGTTCTGCGGCATTCATATTGGGCGTGTTCCATATCTGGTCAATGGCCGAAGTCGGGATAGTGGGGATGGCCTTGTTCACTTCGGAAGCCACGGATGCCGGGGATTCAAGACTGCCGATTTTGTCCGCAATCGTTTCTCCCGGAAGGTCGGAGAAGACTTCGGCGAGGAAACTATCTCTGGCATTCCTGTCCAGAGTTTCCTTCGTCTCTGTCATCTTTGACTTCGTGCGATAGTCTGCCTGTGCTATCATGCTCATGGCCTTATCATATATGGCACTGATGTTGTGGCCGTCCCTCAAATCTGCAAGCATTTGAACCGCGCCGAAGTTGTTCTGAATGAAGTCAAGAATTTCCCGGTTCCTGTAGTTCTTGGCTACACCTTCGAACAGGAGTTTATAATTCGAAGAGGCTCCCGTGGGAGCTGACACCAGCGGAAGTTTCAACTCGTCGTGGAGCGCGGCCAATGCTTGCATGTTGTCCAGCACTTGGCTTACGTTTTCGGATAGTTCTCTCTGGTGCGCTTCGGCATGAGAGATTGCGGCTTCCTGCAACAGTTTCGTCAGACCGTCGTATTTCTGCGCCAGTTCTCCGTTGGGGTTTGCGATGATGTCCTTCATCGTCCGGGTGAAGTCTCCGGCATGGCGTCCTACGGCCATGTAGGTGCGATGAAGATAATTCATCTCCGCGGCGTTGTCAGCCATACGGCTATCTCCAATGAGCTTGGCAATAGAGATTTGCGTTGCGGCAATTTCTTTACGGGAATCGGCGATGACATTGTGGACCAGTTGGCCTACAACTCCTTGTGACAGAAGCCACTGTTCAGCGGCATCCCGCTTAGCCATATACTCCGCTTGTTTTTGACGGCGAGCATTGAGGATAGCGTTGTCCCGTTTCAGCCACACGGAACCAGCAGGGGTAGCTACGCCAGCGCGAGTTACACCCGCCCTCTTTGTTGCGGCATGGAAATCCTCATTGGCTTCCCGGATGATTTGTTTAGCTTCGGCCCGTGCCTTAGCGATGTCCTGAATCATAGGAGCGATGACGGGATGGTTTGTACTCTCCGCATAGAGGAAGTCATTGCGAAGGTTGGACCACCTGTCCAGAAGTTCATCCATAGAGAAGGGACTATCCACTTCGTTAATCATATCCGCGAGATAGTTTTGTGTGTCGCGGGCAAGGCCAAAGTAGGTGGTTTCCAGATTGGCATTCCCCGTCGCGGAGATACGAGAGCCAAGGTCGGAGAGAGATTTGTGAATCTGCTGGGAGAGCATGGGGAGAGCTACCTGCTTGTCCAGCATGGCTCCATATCCCTTGCCGCTCATGTCTTTAATCCGGCGCATCATGTCGTTGATTTCCAATCGCCCTTCACTATTAAGCGCAAGGGAGTTAGCCAGACGCACCGCTTCCGCGTGCCTATTGACGGCATCGGTGACGGTCTTCTTAGCCAACGCGATACGGAAGTCGCGGGTCTGTTCATGCTGACGAACTTCTGCTTGAGCCTCTGCGTTAATGCGTGCAACAGTTTCAGGGTCAATATCGTTGTCCATATTCCCCGACATGTCAAGAATGGACTTGCTCCATTTCTTTCGCGTAGCGGCATCCCAGCCCAGATTATCCGCACGGCGTTGAAGCATATCACCGATTTTGTCAATGCGTTTAATACTGCGTTCATACGCCGCATTCACGTTGGCCATTTGTTCCAGCACAACCAGCTTCTGTTCCTCGGACTTAACATTGATGCCAGCCTTGTCCCAGTTCTTGGTTGCACCCAGCCATCCGTTCTTAATACTAGTTACCCAGTTCCCGGCCTTCGTGCCAATGATTTCTGCGCCAAGGCCGAAGGACAATCTCCGGGTCATGTCAGTCTCATAGGCCATCGGGTTGAAATAATCTACCCCGTTGCCCATAGTATAGTCCGTATCGTCTACCTTCCATGACGGAGTGCGAGGCATATCGAACCACTTGCCGGGGGTCATGTCCGCGACGCGGGCCACATAGGAATCCCATTCAGCCACGCGTTCTGCGGCGGTGGTTCCGTCCATATCGTCCGCAGTTTGTCGCACGTCCCTAATCAAATCTTTAAGCCATTCGACGAGGCGCACGTGAATGGGCTTCCGGCCTCCCGCCGCTTCGGCATAGCGAGCCAAATCCGTGATGGTGATATTGTCTCCACTAGCTTCCGCTACCATGAAGTTCATGACAGGATTGGAGAACGCGACACTGGCAAATTCGTCCGCACCGCGGAGACCGTAGTTGAGGTCGGAAGCGAGCGCGGCGATGGCGTTCATCTCATTGATGTCCACGCTAGCGTCATACATAGCGGAGAGACTATCGACAATGTTGTTGTAGTTCTCTGCAATCGCGCTTCTAATCCTATCCATCCGCTGGGAATAGTCCGTGTTGGTGGTACGAAGATGACGGTCAATGAGGTGGATGACTTCGTGTAGTACCGTCCCCGTTACGCTTTCAATCGCATTGTCCCGGTTCACGTACAGGTCAATGACACCGCCGACAAGCTTCCCGTCCGTGCCGTTCATGTAGGTGATACTGGCAGGGGAAGAGATGTTCGCCGGAGCATTGGTTGCACGGATAGCAACGTCCAAACCAGCGGCATGCAATGCGCGGAGCACTCCATCAATGGCCGCGGCCTGTGCGGGAGAAGCATTAACTTGAAGGTCCGAAAGGATGCCGTAGGCATTTGCGCCAGTCCCATCCGTCGGGAGATTGAGAGCGGAGACTTTATCTCCCCACTTGGTGCTAGGTGTCCCTCCCTCACCCGTGTTGTACATGCTTGCGTGCGGAGCGATGACAATGGTTTCTCCCGTGTTGCTGGTAATCATGGGGGCGTTAATCCCGGTCATCTCGTTCAGGGAGACGAGCTTCGCGCCGCGGTCCAGAGGTGAACCGGATGAGAGCCATGCACCAGTATTACTATCGAACGAGGCGATTGCCGCATCCATGTTATCCACGGTTTCCACGGTCTCCGCGGTAACTACTCCCGTCTCTACCATAGCAGTGATGGGAGCAATAGCATTGTCCCTCTCCTTCCGGGCAATAGCTACCGGGGATTCCTTGGGTTCCGGGGATTCTGTGGTAGCCGTGGGTTCCGTGGTAGCCGGGGGTTCCGTCAATCCGTTAATGACGTGAAGAGCGGCGTCGAGGTCTTCATCTCCTGTAGTAAGGATGGACAGGTCATCGTCTACTTCGATAACCTGAACCCGGTCTCCCATAGCATCAAGGGCTTCGGACAACATGGTTCGCATGGTGTCGAGGTTTTCCTTATTTGGGAATGACAGGGTATTGGGCAAGTCGTTAATGGCTTCTGCCATGAAGGAGCTTGCCGCGGCACTGCCCTCATAGGTATGTATTTCGGAGGCCCGTTCAACTAGGTTGCGGAACTGGGTGAAGTTGCTGATACCCATACGGACTGCGCCATCCACCCATGCCTTGCGGGTTTCGTCGGAGACAACCAGACTTTCATGGGCAATGGATTTGTCCACCCATTCGCGGGCAACTTCCGCGGCATCCCCCTTCTCCCCGGCAATCTCGATAACCTTCTTTCCGGTTTCTACCAAGCTTTCCGGCACATTGTTTTTGGTAATGGCTTTGCCCGTTTCCTCGATGATGTTGCTCGCATCTTTCGTAATATCCGGTAGCATGGAAGTAGCATCCTTTACATCGAGAGTGGGAGCGGCTTCGGTTTGGAAACGTATGTTCCCTTCACCAGCTAAGTGGCTACCAACGTAGCCGCCGATACCTCCGAGGAAAGCAATCTTCATAGCCCCACTAATCACTTGGTCAGTAGTGGCAATAGAAGATTCGGAGATTTCTCCGTTCTTCACCAGTTCGGTAAATGCCCATTCTTGGAATTCGTCTGCCAGTTCTTCGGTGGCTCCTTCCACTACGGCCTTGCTCTGGCTGTACAGATAGGAAGCAACGGCAAACGTCTTTTCCTTCGTGTTCATCTCCTTAAATGGCTTGCTTCTCCATCCGGCCATCTTCCGTTCAAGAGTTTGGAATGGAGATTGACCGCGAAGGTTTTTAGCCCCAACAATCTTACGCATGAAGGAATCCATACCTGCGCGGTTGTTGATGAGAGTACTACCAGTAGATACGAGAGCCGCACCAAAGAGAGCACGCATGTTGGCAATGCTCTGTGCCCTGTTCGTGTTCTCGGCAGTCGGTTCCTTCCCTTCCATCTCCCTATCATAAATGGTATAGAAGATGTCGGAGTAAGCATTCGGTGCAACCTGCGAGATGATGCTAAGATTTACCCCGGCTCCAGCTCCTGCCCGTTCGAGGTTCAACGCCGCAAGGTTGTCGAGGTTGCGCTGAATAGTTCCACTCAAACGTCCCGCCAATCCCGGACGGGCGGCAGGGACAAGAGCTTCTGCCCGCTTCGCTACGACGTTAGCCGTTGCCTTCGCGAACCGTGATAGCGCGGTACGTTCCAGTGCACGGCCAGCGAGGCCACCAACTTTACCAGCCCCCGCGGTTGCTACCATTTGATAGCCGAGGTTGGCAATCTCCGCAGTATAGTCCGCAAGGATATTGCCTCGAACAAGTTCAGCTTCCGCTTCCTGTTTTTTGTTCAGCTGGTCCCAGAGGGTGCGGGTATGTTCCATCGCCGCACGACTGCCAACTGCATTCTGTGCAAAGAGAAGAGCACCATAGGCGGCCCCCGTCCCAAGGTCGATTGCCTTGTGCGTACCTATCTGGAACCCGCGGAGAATGGGGTTAATGTGTGCCTGACCTTTCTCCTGCCATGCGGAGAGGATGTCCTCGTCACTCTTGCCCGCTTCCTTCTGTTCGTTGTAAAAATTCTTGAAGGAAAGGTGCTTGTCCAGATGCTTCATGGTTTCGGTCCAGATAGGGTTGAACCGCATGCCGGAGCCGAGCCACGTATCGCGAAGCGTTCCCAGCGTCTCGTCCAATGCAATGTTGTCCTTCACAAGTTCCTGTGCGGATTTCTTGCGGAGGTTCTGGAACTTCTCAATGGTGCGATTGATGAGACCTTCGTCCGCGCCACTAGCACGGAGAGCCTCAATGCTCTGGTCCATCAGCTTATCATTGTAGAGAGCATTGGGGTTCAGTTCGAGCGTGGCGTTCGTATCAACTTCCTTGGTGTGCGGATTGTACGCAAAGAGACTGCCACGGCCCACGCCCAAGTCACCCATGCGTGCGGCATGAGAGAGGGAGTTGAGGGCATCGCGAGTACTTTCAATATGGTACTGGGCCATGTATTCCTTCAACAGTTCGGGACCTACTTCAAAGGATGGGCCGCCCGGCACGCCATACCACCATGAGCCACGCCTCGTTCCCTTCCTCCATTCCATCGTACTCATTGGGTCGGCGGTCTTACCTACACTATTATCCGGCTGGAAGGTAAGTACGTCCGCAATTTGTCCCGCTGTGCTTCGGTAGTTAGCCATTGCGCCTTTGACTGCATCCATGAGAGTGCCTCTCGGTGTAGCTTTGGCGGTATAGTCCTGAATCAGTTTGGTTACTCCCGCTTGGCGCAGGACGGATTTTGGAACCCCCGGAAACCTTGTGGCCACGGCTTCCAGCATAGCCTCACTCATGCCAATCTGTTCGGAGTTTTCGACGGTCAGAGGGCGGTCCTTCTGGCGGCGAACTTCCTCGGTAATGACCTTTGCCCGTGCACGTATTGCGTCCATGTCAGCACCGGGGACTAAAGACAGAAGGGCAGAGGCCGCGGCCTCTGGATTGAGAAGCGCGTCGCGAAGTTCGAGATAGGGAAGGCCAGTGTAGTCCTCTTCGAGGCGTCTTACGATTTTGTCGGCTGTTTCTATCTGTTCACGAATCCTATCCTCAACAGGTTTTTCTTTTTTTGAAATGAGTTTTGCTTGGTCTGTATGGAGTTGTTTCGCATACGTGGTAGCAGATTCCGGGGATTCAATATCTTCCGTACTCCGGGAAAGGTAATCCCCGTAGTCGCGGACAAGTTGGAACATTTTGCTGGGAGACTTGGAAAGGTTGGCGAGTTCAGCAAAAACATTCCCAGTAAATGAAGGTGCTGAATCAGAGAATTCGCCAACGCCAAGCTCCCCCACGCTCGTTTGGCTGGGAGTTTTCTTCTGCACGCCTTCCGTCGAAGAAGCGCGGTGTTTGTCGTAAAGAGCCTTAGCGGCACGATAGTTGCCAATGTCTTCGCGCCTAATCGTATTGATGACGCTTTCTATTTCTTCTGCGGTGTAAGCAATAGGTGCGGTCTCGATGGCTTGTGCCGTAGGTTTACCTGTTCCAACATCTAGATTCGAGTTGAGGTAATCCTTCCGGGCCTTTTCCATTGTGTTGGCAATGCCTTTGGCCACTGCCTTTGCGTTACGGTTTCTGTCCGCGGCAATGGCGAGGAACTTTTCCGTTACGACGGGGTTCCCGTCCTCTCCACTTCCGAAGCCAGAGCGGGATAAGAAGGCGGGGTGCGTAGGCGTAAGCTCGGAAGAAGACACAACGGTAAGTCCCGTATTGTTGGCAAGCTTCTTAATGGCCTCGCTATCACCACGGGAAGCGGCCTTCAAATCGACCAGCGCATCTTCCCCGCGGTCTACATAGTCTTTCATGTAGTCGATTCCCTCAAAGCTGTACCCACGGTTTCCTTTGTTCAAGATGTCGAGGGCTTTATTTTCCTCGGCGGTTTTCCATTCTTGTTCCGTATGGGCGCGGGATTTATTTTGCCATTCTACATTATTCGCGTGTTCCGCATCCTTTTTCTGTTTCTCCGCAAAGTCATCAACAGACTTAAAGAGGAAGGTGTCATATTCTGCGGTCGCCGCCGCTCCCTTCTCGGCACGGGTCTGTTTCTTTTCCGCTAACCTTTGCTCGCGGTCCAGTGCTTTCTGTTCTCGGTCCTGCTGTTTCTGCGCTTGCGTCTCTTGCCACGCGGCGTGCCTTTCTGCGGCTCGCTGTTCACGTGCAATACTGCTTCCCGACGTCGGAGTGAAGTCGGACATATTGGCGGTACTAAAGTCAATAGCCATGTTTGTTGAGTATTAGTATAATAAGTTTGCCCCACTCATGTGGGTCTTCAACATCCTATCATGAGTGGGGCGAGGGTCAAGTGAAATATGTATTATGTCAAATTTATTTTCGGAAGTCCAAGTGAGTGAACTCCGGTCCCTTCATCAGTTCAGTGTAGAGGGTGAGCTTCGCTTGCGGGTCTTTCTTCCGCAGGGCCTGATACTGGGCGTACTGGCGGGCGAAGCGGGGGTCCCGGATATTCAATCTATTCCTGAACATGTTGCTAAGTTCCTTTATTTTGGCGCGTTCCAATTTTTCGAGGGTCTTAATCTCCTTACCATACTTTTCCGGCTGGGCGTACATGGTTCGGACGCGGAGGTATGTTTGCGCCTGTGCTCTTGCTTCGGGGCTGGCCGTATCATCCCTCAAGGTTCGTAGCATATTCTCGGCAGTTCCAGTACCCGCAGTCGTCGGGACGCTCGTGGGTACGGGAGCATTGCCAGAGGGGAGAGCAGAGGCGGGGAACCTAGAGCCAGAGGGGGCGGCCGTGGTTCCCGCGGTAGCTCCCGCGGCGGTTCCCGCGGCGGGCGCATTCTTGGTCCGGCTCTCTACAAACTTGCTATATATCGCGTTCCTCTGCGCTTCCGGCATGGACATAAATACCTTGTACTTATCCGGGCCAAGCATCTTCTCCGCATGCGCATAGAACCCAGCCGTGGAGGTGTCGGGGCTAGCGGTTGGAGCGGTAGCCGTCGCTTGCCGGGGTGTAGCCGTCGCTTGCGTCGGCATAGCCGGAGATATGGTGGGCATCTGCCCACGGCTTATGTTCTGGTCCACACCACGAAGCATGAGCCTGTCCTCCGCAGAGAGTTTCCCTGCCGCGGCTTGTTGCATGCCTGCCGCATAGGTTGCCCGTTGCTGGGCGGCGTAGGCCGCGCTGTTAGGGTCAACCGCTCCCGGCACTGCTGGTTCAGTAATCCCCCGCCCATAGGGACTAGGAGACTGGGCCGCCGCGGGAGCCGCGGATGCCGGGGGATTCTTGATGCCGTGGTTACTATTGGCCGCGGCGATGGTGTTCATCTCCTTCGCGTCGACGGGTTTGTTCGGGTCGTTGTTATTCATTGGACGGAGAGGGATGTCGGGGTTCGTCTTCGGAAGCACCTCGTCCATCGTCTTCTGCTTAATGGACTTGGCGGCGGGGATGCCCCCGCTCGCTTTCGTCTCGCTCGATATGTCTGTACGTTTGGTTGCCATAATTACATGAGGTTAAGTCCGGGGCACTGCATGATGCCGCCGTTCTGAATAATGTTCGGAGCCTGATACGTGCCCTGACGATATTTGCGCAGGTGGTCGTTCAGGTATTTGACGGCAAGGCCGTAGCTGTCCGTCCCCATTTGGGTATTGCCCTGCTCGTTATAGACCACGGCCAGCATCATCGCCTTCAATGCGGGAAGACATCCGGGGTAGATACGAACCTCCTTGTCCTCCCATGCCGCGTCATCATAAATGTTTAGGGACAGGCCGCGCAATGCGCACCGTGCCGAAACCGTCATGACGTTGCTCGTAGGATTATCGTTGATGCCGTTACTGCCAGACAATACCGAGTAGGTACGGAGGTTCTGTTCATTCAGCCCCATGTCCAGCATGATAGCATGATAGCCGCTGTCGTGCTTGGGATATTCGGAACGGAACCAAGTATTGCTCTCAAACATGGCCCGGTCAATGATGTGGTATTTCTTGCCACTGGGCGACCATGCCTCGACAATACTGTCATATTCTTCGGGCAGGGAGATAGAACCCCCGCGAGGGATTCCTTCAAAGTCCAAGGTTTCCACGGAATCCGGAGATACCGTGGCCTCATTGAGCAGGAGGTTCTGCGCTTCCTTCAATATGCGACGGAAGTCAACATTGGACTTGGATGGCGGCTGGTTTGTGATGAGCATACAAAGCTCGTCGCAAACATTGCGATAGGTCAAATAGGATTTAGTAATAAATGCCATGAGCTTTAATTGGGAGGATAGATTGTTACTTTCTTGCACAACATGCCACCGTTCCATGGGGATGCGTAATAGGAGGTCACGGGTTTCCAATCTGTGTGGGTAGTCCCCGGAAAGGCCGTATTAAACGCGCCGGGAAGCCACTTGGCGTCCTGATTGCCGATTGTTACGGAGACATTCATGGGCGCATGGAGACATGCGGGCATACGGTAATCGCAAAGCGGCGTGGAGAAGTACCCGCTGTTCGTCGTGAACTGCGGTGAAGTACCTAGGCCCCAGCCCTTAGGCCATGTACCGTCAGGGGAGAATGCCTCTTCAACCACGGCAGTGCAGGGACCGGAATAGCTGTCCCTCTTCATCGTGGTCTGCGGGAAGTACTGTCCAGCATTCTTGCCAGAAAGGTCGGGCCTCGTATTCCACGGAACCCAACGAACTGTACCGAGCACGGCGGGAAAACTGTAGTTCATCGTCGTAGTATATTTTTTGTAGTACCCGATTCCCGGAATCTGCATGTAACTATCTACGGCGTAACAGGGGTTCACCCACTGCCGGAGTACGACGCGGGACACGTTGGTATTCTTCTGGAGCTTGAATGTATTCCCGGTCAAGGTAGCTACGGTCGCACCAAACTGGAAGTAAGGGTATCTCGTTCCATTGTAGGAGAGTTCAATCCGGTTTGCTACTGCCGCCTTCAATGAGTAGGTTCCATCCGTGTATTCGCTCTTCTCGCCATTGCGGGTCACAACAGAAGGAGGCTCATTAGATGAGGACACGGAAGAGGTTACTGCAATGTCGAATATCTTGGTGCCGTTGAGTTTGATGGGGATGTTCCCGTTAATGGTGATGCCATTAGGGTTCTCTACCCAGACCAGCATATTGAGCTGACCGTTAGTGACGTCGAGGAATACCTTGCTAATCCCCGTGGGGAGAGAACCAACCGTAAACTTCATTTCGGGATTGTAGGTTCCCCGCTTATATATTCCCGAACCATCCATATAACCTATGGGAAGCGTCCAAGTCTGGCCAGATACTCCTTCACCGTACAGCGTGTCGGAGATAATCCCTTCCATGCTAATCTTGTAATTGCCGTCCGCAGTGTACCATGGGCCATCCGGGTTGACATTGTAGTAATGGTTGGCCGTAGAGATGGTGCCGGGAGATTGCTCCACGGGCATGCTATTCTGCACATACATGGGCCACCAGCGTTTGTTCTTGTAATAGACCGTTACCACGGTTCCCCTGTCTCTCCCCGGATTGTTGGAAGTGAATTCGCAGGTGAATGCGAAGTAGTTGGAGAACGAAGGATCGCTGGGGTCGTTCCATCCGTTGATGACATTAAGGTTAGAAAGCAATCCCGTAGGGCTGGGGTTGTCCTCGCCAACGGAGAAATCGCTGAGGTTGTAGTTCTCTTTAACCCACACAGTGTCAGGGATGGATATGGAAACCTCGGTTTCCGGGGATTCCAGCTTCCGGCCATAGTAGGTATTGCCAACTGCGTCCGTGTATTTGGTGAATCCTTCCTTCTGCCAATCAGTATCGAAGTCAGTGCTCGGATTGGGCACAATCTTCCGCAGTACAGGATAGACCTGATTGGTTATCCTATCAAACGAGGACTCCCAGAATTCATCAATCTGGTCGTAGGTGGTGCAACTCTTTCGCGTTTCCTTGTGGCTATATCCTTCATGTACTACCACAGAGGAATCTACACGCCATTGGCTACAGTTCTCGCTAGGGTCAGGAGGGTCAACCGCCGGGACATCGCCGTTCGCTGTCCAGTCGACGGACTGGCTAGTCGTCACGGTTGTGTTGATGCACCGGACAAAACGGGAATCAGGGTTACAACAATTACCGGAGAGGCTGTTCTGTTCCTCTTTCTCCGCAATGTTACTGTTCCGTTTGTACATAGATACAAGGGTGTACATCTGCGTACTCGGATAACTGCCCTTGTCCCAGCCAGCACTAACGGGCTTATTGTCCAGTTCAAGGAGGGGCATGTGAGGAATGCGGGCCTGACCCGGTTCCTTCCCTCCGCCATCGACGGGCCAAAGCGGCGCGGCCCAGACCTCTCTCGATAACTTAATTGCAGTCTGCGCCACCCATTCAGATTCGGGCAGGGCCGTTCCCGGACCGCCTTCATCCCACACCGTATCTCCCTTCTGCCAAATGTTATAAGGGACGAACTCTTTAACCACAGGTCCCGGCAGGGTTTTATACACACGGATGACCCTACGAAAGTACTTGCGCAGGTGTTCCTCTTCAAACTGGGCTACTTCTTCATATACCAGCTGGGCATCGTATGCCGTGTAGAAATGCTGGTCATAGAAGTCAGGGTCAAGCTTTTCGTTGCTGGGGTCAAACGAGCCAAGAGGGAGCGGGGCATACGCGGAATCCGTGGGTTCCACCCATTCCCGTGTAATCTCGTAGAAGTCCTTCAACTCTTCCGTGTCTGCATCCGGACCCATGAACTTACCCGTAGCGGCAGTATCTTTCAACGTATAGCCGTCACGGATTTTCTTCATGTCCTGAATGTTATATCGGAACTGCTGTTCCGGCGGGACCATGTAGTAGAAACGATAAACGTGCTGTCTCGCCGCCTCATTGACGGGTTCGACATGCACGAGAACTGCATCCCGCATAAACGGGAGGAAGGTCGTACCTGCGGTAGGTACGAACGGCGTTCCCAATTCAATGGTAATCTCGCTGGGATTCTTGGCAATCCTCTCAACGAAGAACATCACGTTCTTTACCACAGGAGTGGGAAAGTTAATTATCGGCTCACCCATTGGCCTGTCAGGACTGAACCCATTGCGCCACGAGGAATCCGTGGTTCCAATGGGTATCGTCGGAGGCTGTGGGTTGGAGGCCGGAGTGTTAGGAATCAAGGCCATGTATATTGGTTTGATAGAACGGCATGATTGCATAGGGAAGCGGGGGTGTCCACAACATGTGCACATGTCCGTTCAACGTTAATTGCATTGGTTCTCCCCGCTGAAAACTTACTGTCTCGCCCCGATAATAGGTGCGGTTTGTTCTCCTGTCAATAACATATCCTCGTATGACAAGTAATTTATGGCTTCTCTCCGCGTCAATAATTCTTGGCAGTTGAACTTCTTCACGAGTTTTAACCTGTGTAACCGAAGAGGTAAGGGTTTCTCCGTCATAACGAATTCCTACTTTCCCTCGTAAAAAATAGGCCCATTGGTTTCGGGGCAGTTTTAGCTCACCCTCGCGACCAAGAGGAAGGGAGGCATAGAATTGATTCCGTGCATGAATCTTTTCGCCACACGCGCGAATTCGTTTTTGCAACTGACTAAGATTCCGAGACAACTCGTTTTCGAGTTGTTCCTGCTCGTGGCTTTTTCGGAACAGATTGAATAGTTTCATTTCTGTCGGAGGGGTGTGTATCTTGTTGCGAGATAGCGCAGAAGGCGCGGTCGATTATCTCTTCATGGTCGCTTCGTAGATTGTCTATTTTTCCATGTAGTTGGTCTAGAGAATCATCCAACTCGGATATAACTCTTAGAGCCTCTTGCAATAGTATGAGAAATGACTTCTCCTTGTCAAGACTAAACTCTATCTTTTTTGAGAGGTACTTATACGCCAGCTTTACTGCCACGTAAATAACCCCCACGAATACGAGATACGCGGGGGACATTTCATCGACGATACGAGTGAGAAACAATGCCCACACGTTGCCGTCAGTAGCATTAAGCTGTGCGATGAAATTAAACATGGCGGCAAGGAATTACCTCACCGCCATGTTAGCATTTGGGATTTAATGGGTCAAGAAAATTCCCGATTATTTCCTTGACAACAGAGTAAGAGCGTAGGCAAGCCGTGCATTGCATCGGTTCATCCAGCCCGTAAGGAACTTTTCCTTCACCGGATTGGCCCTTACAATGGAGCAATAGCGGGCACGACAAGCGCGGTCCAGCGAATCGAGAACTTCCTTTTCATCCCATGATTGAATGGCGTCCGTCCATTTGGCTTGAGTATTTTTCCCCCACTTGCCGTCAATATCAATGTCGAGCATGCGCTGGACGACCTTAGTCGTTCCCGCCACACCCATGTTGAAGGTCATGTCACGAAGCATGAACTCAATGGCGTAGCATCCTGCAACTCCCTTGGCAACCAACGGTTCCGTATTGGCGAGAACATAGCGGAGGCATTCCTCCCATGCCGCATCCCTGTCGCCCCGGTCCATCATGGATTTGATTAGATTGAATTCCTTGGGTTCAATCCCATCACAGATACCTGCAATCTCCCACTTGCCACCGCCGTCACCAGAGGGGAGGCGAGTTACGCGCAGAGAATCGGGACCTGTAATCTTGTAGTCCTCCATGTTGAGAATCTTCTTAGCCATGCCCTTGCGGACAAGCTCTGCCGGGGACACGTATGCCGCGGGACCCGCGGATTCCGGGGAATCGTTGGGTTGTTCATCGGGAACCGTGGATTCCGTGGGTTGTATCTTCTTCCATATAGCATCAATGGTCTTATCACCAAGGATGCCATCGGGCGTAGTTCCCGCCCACTTCTGTATTTCCTTTATCTTATCTTTCCTTGTCATTAGTTTTTTCTACTTTGATTCCATCCGAGGTTAGCTTCCCCAATGAGATTTGAAGGTTAATAATGTTCGCCATCGACTGGGCAATTTCTCTGGCCCAGCTTTCGAAATGAAGAGTGCCCAATGGGGTGGCAATGTCCGTGAGAATGGTGGCAATAGCGTTCCCATTCATGGACACCCTCACGGCATCCGAGAATTCTTCTACCTTGGCTTTCGCGGGTAAGTGGTCGATTTCGTACCACATAACATCCTGTATCTCTTCGTCTTCATCATCCGCTTGGGGATATTGGACACGAACGACACCAGCAACATCCTCGTCGGACATTACCCGGAGGATAGACCCTGTTGGGATGCTATCCCCACACATGCCACATCTCCCCGTATCTATCCGAAGAACAACGTCGCCGCACTTAAATCTGTTCTTATACTTTCCCAGTTCCATTTTCGTTTTTGGTTTTGCTTATATCCGGTAACATGACATGCTCGTTGAGGTCTTCAACGATTTGATTAGCCCAGTCCTCTACCTCACAGCACATGTCAACCTCTTGGTCGCCCAGCTTATATCTGGTAGGTATGCGGAGAACGGGCTGATAGTTGAAGAGGATGATAGCCTCGTCCCGTGTGTATCGGACGAAGACTTCATGCTTGGTTTCCTCGACGAGTTCAAACTCGTAGAAGGGAAGCCGCCTCCATTCGTTGTCTCTGTCCTTGACAAGGATTTCGAAGTTATTATCCTCAACCTCTTGAACATACATGAGGGAACCTTCCACTAGGCCTAGACATCTCCCGGGATGTCTTCCTGTGTTGATGAACCGAACAAGGTCTCCCTTTTTGAATCTGCGTTTGTTAGTCATTGAAGATTGGTTGTTCCTTTTCGACGAAGGTAATCCCCGTGTCGGATTCTTCCATCGTGCATTTCTTAATCTTGTCACGAAGTTCGATTGCCATTTTGAGGGCGCAGTCCCTTGTCGGAAGTCCCTTCTCATCCTCGCTCCTGTGATAGGGGAACATAGCGATACGGTAGTTTCGATGAATCACCACAATGATTCCTGCTCGCGGGTATTCCATTAAGAAGGTTTCCAGTAGATATTTATCGTTGGTCATTGTTGTTCCTTTTAAGTTTGAATCCTTTTTTGGTTTTGATGGTCGTACTATTTTCAATTTTGCGGACTAGCTTCTCGGTCAGCTTCTTGGCTTGCTTCTTGGTGAAATGTCCTTCCTCGCCTTCCGTGCAATAGTAAAAGGTGGCAACGCAACAGTTTTCAAGCATGACCTGGAAAAATCCGACATCGGGGTCATCTACGGTGGTAATATTTAGAGTGTCAGTCATCGATGTTGTTCCTTTCCAATTTGATTCCCATTTCGGTTTCGATAATCGTGCTCTTCTCAATTTTGTGGGCGAGCTTGTCGGCTAGTTTCTTAGCTTGCTTCTTGGTGAAGAAGCCGCTTTCATCTGCCACGCAATAGTTGAAAACGGCGACGCAACTCCCCCTGTGCATGACGCGGAACATTCCGCTAGTAGGGAGGTCATAAATACGGGTATCTGAATCGTTATTCATTGATGTTGAAATGGATTTGGGCAAGTGCTACTCCCTTGGTTGTGTGAATTGTTCCTCTGCTAACTATGTAGCGGGCAATCTTCGTTGCCAGTTTCTTTGCCGCGTCTCGCGTCATGAATCCCCGCTCGTCCCACTCTGTGCAGTAGAAAAATTGGGCAACGGCATTCCCATCATATTCCACTTCAAACCCGCCGAGCGTTTTATTCTCGAAAATTCTTACTTTATCGTTCATGGTTTATTCGTCTCGGATTGTACAGTCTGTCGGGTAAAGGTCAATGCCCCTTTCTGTCATAACGGGATTCGTGTGGATGAGATGGCGAGCAACCATCTTCGCCATTTCTACCGCCCTTTCGCGCGTGGGATAACACTGTTCCTTCTCGTCTCCCTCTCGACAATAGTTAAAGATGGCAAAGGTATCTCCATCATATTTCACCTTGAGGATTCCTACTCTCTTATTATCTACAATACTAATTTCGTTGGTCTTCTTCATTGGTCTATACGTTTGCGGTTTCTATTTTTAGATGGTCGCCGGGAATGGCAATCTCCCAACAGAAGGAGGCGATGAAATCGTTGCGAAGAGTTACCTCTTCTCCGACTTTATACCATCCATCGGGAAGGAGATAATCCCTCTTCATATCAATGGCGGCTCCTGCCTCTATTGGTTCCAACGCCATGAAACGGTAGTCCCATTCGTCGTTTTCCGTCTTAAAGGATTGCAGGATGAACCAAGGGGTAACGTCGGCGGCTTCATCCCCATCTTCGGTTTCCTCCCCAGTAGACGTTCCTACGACGCGGGCACAATAACCGTTCCTCATGTTCTCCAAGGCAACCCCGAAGGGCAGGTTGAAGTGAGAGAGGGAATAGGCAATAACGCCCCATGTCAAAGACCGGGCGCGGGAGCAAACCCCGTCAAGCCGTGGAAGTACCGTGGCTATTACTTCGGGGTTGCTCTCCGGGCCGTCGGAACAAAGAAAAAATTCTCGGACGCGAGTTGTTGTAGGCATGGGTTCTATTAGACGTAATTGTTCAGTAGTCCGTAAATCTTTTGGGCACTCTGCTCGAAGTCCTCTGCCAGTTTCCTTAGCGCGGGTTCATTCCCGGCAATGGTGTAGAGGTAGGGAACGATGTCATGTAGGATGACATTTCTGTACAGGAGAATGCACTCGGTAGTAGTATCGGGCAACACGGGGCGCACCGACATGGGCTTTACCGTCCAGTCTCGACCATGTAATCCGAGATAGGTTTCAATGAAACTGTCGGCAATGCCGCCCAATTCTTCTACCGCATCATCGTATCGTTCATGGTGGAATCCCTCCCTTGTCTGGTAATGAAGGACCTTCAATACGGGGTAGAGTTGCAGGATGTGGGATAAATCAAGTTGCATGGTTAGATGATTTGAAGCGTGAAGGGGAAGGTGCGGGTCCAGTCAACCGTATTGGAGAACTCAACAGTCATCCAGTAGGTCCCGACAGGATATTCGGCAGGGTCTAATTCAAATATATCGGTCGGAAGGATAATGGTGTCAGTAGTGCCTCCGGGTTTCACCGAGGACGTCATGCCAGACGCGACTGTCTTCCATACAGGCAAGGCTCCGGCGTTGAGCGGGGCTAACTGAATCTTCCATGCAAAGGGGCTTGACGGGGAGACGTTGACAAGAAGAGCAGAGGCATGGGAGAAATTAAACCGGAGGTCTCCCTTAAATCCTGCGCCAAAATGGAGGACAAGGGAGGATATTCCATGCTGAACTTCCAACGTGGGATTTACGCTTACCTGTTCATAGTTCGCCTTGCGAATAAACTGTCCGAGGCTTCCGTCAAAATATAATTGGTTCGTGTTCATGGTGTGAATGAAGATTAGATATTCTGTTTGGGTTTGTCAACTATAATCTGCACGCGGCGCGGATAATCCGCAGAGCATGGAGCGGTGCTTGCGCTCTTTTCCCAGCCACGTTTCACGGCGATGTCGAGAACCTCCTTGTCGTATTGGTAGTCGAGGCTCACTCCGAAGTGTCCGGCGAACGCGTCATGATAGACATAATAGATACTTCTCATTTTCTTAATGGCTTTCAGGTCGCTATCGTGCCGGAACCCCCACACACTACCGTCAACTATACTGGTCCATGCAGGGTAGTCTTCGATGGCCGCCCGCTTCATTCCCATGTATGCGGAGATGAAGATGACATCCTTCTCGGTAGCTATCTGGCTAGCCATAACGTCGAGAAGGTCCGCTTCGCGCACCGGGCATTGAGTATCGAGCACCATGATGTCCATTCCCGCATGCTCTGCGGCGATGGAGAGGATGGCTTCATCGGGTGCATCAGGGACGCGGGCAACGTTCAGCCCCTCCGCTTTGGCCCATGAAAGAACGCCAAGGTCCTCGGACATGACAGTAATGCGCTCGCCGGGGATGTGCAGGGATTTAAGATAATTGACCGTGTAATGGATTAGGTTTGATTCCCTCTCCGGCCAATGCAGGGAGGGGTTATACGCGCTAATGATGTAATGGATGTTGTTGTCCATGCCCGCCATCATACACAGAAGAAGATTCTGGTCAAGAAATTTTTAATTGGTATGACACAACGAAGGAACCCACGGAACCCATTGTGGCCATTTGGCCGTGGGTTCCGTGGGTTCCGTGGGAGTTTAACGTCCTGACATTTCGATGTACGAAATCGATAAGCCAGTTGTACTGCTATATCAAAGTGTCGTGAACTGTAATCCCTTAAACCATTGATTCATTTGGGAGATTTCGGGAGCGGCAACGTAGGGGGTCCAACAGTAATAACTTCCAAGGCAGTCAACTTCTACTCCACCTATCGTGGTGCTCCATGTGACTGTTCGCATGGAAGCCTTATTCCCATTCGCCCAATATTTAATGGGGTAGCCTACATAGGCAAGTATCGAAAAGGTCTGCCATACACCAGAGGATGTTTTTCTCTCATACTTGAAGCTTAAATCGATACTTACATCCAGATAAACTGCTCCACTTTCTGATTCAATGTACCACATATTATCCATAAATCCGCTTCCATAATGTGGTCCGTATATACTGTTTTGGTATAGCCAGCCGTCGTCATAGTAGGGCCAGTCACGGGCTTCATCCAGCGTGACTTCATGTGGAGTAATTTCAGTTCCTTCCGGCACTCCCTGCCATGCGAACCAAAGTGCTGGCTCGTATACTCGATATTGAATACGAGCATCGACGCCTCCGGGAATGCCATTCTGACTAGGCAACTTCGCCGGAAGCGCGATGGAATTAAATCCTTTCAATGTGTTGAAGACTTTCCACGCGTCCACAAGGTTCTTGCACTTAATCCCCGGTTTATGCGTTGCGTTTGGTGAAATAGCTACGGCTCGACCTAGAGGTACAGGAAGCCCGGAAACCGTGGGTCCTTGGGTTCCATACCACAAACTACTTTTATATTGTTCAGTGTAGTCAGGATTATTCTTCCTCATTAAAACCGAAATATCCTTCGACGAGTTCGTGGGGAGTAAGAGGTGAGACTTCATGGTGCTACGGTACTTACTTCTGCATATTGCCCAACACGTCCGCTAACGCCATCAACATATCCGCTGTACCAGACGGCGGCCAGTCCAGTATTGACCAGCTGGGATTTCACGGTTGCGTCAAGACTATTGTCCTGCGGGTTTCGCGTTACCGTCAGGATGGCAATCGCGCATTTGCTCTTACCCGTTCCCTCGGCACTCTCAATCGGAGTGATTACCTCCTTACCATCCCACGGCTTATCATCAACAACCAGCTTGGCGTTCGTCACGGTATTGGCGGGCCAAGTGTATTCCCATTCAAGGAGTACGGGAAGTTCACCGTCGGTTACGATTTCCTTCTTAGCCGCCCCGTCCTTGAACCCGGCAATCTCCACCTTCTTCCGTTCGGTATCACGGAAACCGCCCGGCTCGATAACTGCGTAGGTATGCCAGTTCTTGTTTGCGTCCTGCTCCTTAGTCGTCGTGACCTTGTATGGGAACTTGCCGCCACCACCGCCACCTCCAATGAAGATAGCACCACGGTGAAGTTGCTGGATATATCCGTTCCTGCCCTTGCTCGTCCTCGCAATGGGGACGGAGAAGTCCGCGCTGGTGTCTTTCTTACTAGACACGGTGGAGGACTTGCGGTCGGATTTAACATTGACATACCAGACGATGTCATCATCTAATGGGGCCTTCTCTTTACTATCCACTGCCTTCAACGTCCCCGGCGCACCACCAATTTCATGCACCTCATTATCATCAATGACAACACCGCAGGTGTACATGACCTTTGCGTTAGGCCCGGAATCCTTTGGGTCATACACGACGGAGAACATGCTCTCTTCCCGGTTGCGCATGAGGGGGTCATCATTATATACCGGGGTATGGAACGTCCCTACATCACTATCCCCATAGACAGGGGCAATCGGGTCCGGCATTGAATCAAACGGCGGGGCCTCATTAAACATCTCCGTACCCACGGGAACCGAGGGTACGGGATGATTAAAGAGGTCAGGAGCTTGTGGAATCTCTTGATACTCTTCTGCCATATTATTTGCAGTATTCTTTGGAGGGGATTACCACCGGACCTGCATCCGTCTTGGGCTGTTCCTGCGTAAAGGTCAACCTTCCGGGGCTAACGATTACACAGGATTCTCCATTGCAGATAACTGCGCGGTCCTTACTCACATCCGCGTAGGTGCAACTACTCTGCCCCAACGCTCCAAACATAGCTAAAGCTCCAAGGGCGGCACTAATAATCCCGGAGATGATGGTCTTGTACTTGCCGGGTACACCAAGCTGGACACAGTACTTCGCCGTCAGCTGGGCGAAGATGTCAGCCTCTCCCTTGATTAGTTTGCCCGCCATAAGCATGAAGGGCATCTTCTTAACTGACGTGAGCTGGTCCCACGGGGTGGGAAGTTCAGCCATGCTATAGAGCTTGGCCGCGACTTCTTCTTGTTCATCGAGATTGTTCTTTTCCATGTTGTTGATTAGATTGTTTGTGGCCGGAAGATGTCACGACAGAAAGTGATACCTTTCGGAGTTAGTTTACTTTTAGTTTGTTTCCTCGACCCCCTCACTCCCTCGTATTCAATATACCCTTTTTCTTCCAGCTTGCGCAGGACATAGTAGAGAGATGATATCTGGATGCGAGTACCCCTGCTAATTTCCGGGTTACTATGCTCACTCTCAAATCCATTGGCGTGCATGTACAGAAGGACACGTATGTTATCAACGGTGAGGGAGAAGTCAAGGAGGTCAATATTCAGAAGGAGGCCGAGCAAGGCTCGCTGATTGCTCTGGCCCTTCTGCACTGTTCTGGTGGTAGAGTATGTCGTTCTCATACGTCAGAGCTATCTAAACCCAAATGAGAAAGGAGGTCAAGCAAATTGTACGCAAACCGTGTCCTACGACCGCGAGGGTCGCTATCATCACGATACCGTACACGTTGAACCTTGCCCCGCTTGAATAGGGTGGTCAGGTATGCCGGAGACTTCAAGCCCGTAGATTCCAATGCGGTAGCTACATCAACGTACCCTTCCGGGATGCTGTCATATAGACCTTTGACCTGCATCTGAATATATTCATTGGCTCCTTCCCCTTCCCAGTACATGGTATGCCCACAACGAACGTGTTTGACCTTCAATCGGTTCAGGGCGTGAATTACCCACACGGAGCTTCTCCCAATTTTATCGGCAATCTCCCCAGTGGCAATGTAGCCCTTCGGTATATTCTTTACCGGGGGAGTACTATGCCGTGGCCTCCGTGGATGTTTCAATCCGGGATGGACGATTAGTCCTCTACTGTTCTTCTTCATGCAGGGGTAAAGTCGTTGTCGTTATTGTTCTCGATGATGTAGTAGAAGAGAATACCGAGAAGGAATCCGATTAGTGTGTACATACGTTTAGCGTGAGAATTTGACTGCATGGTTCAATGCGTCATTAGGGATTAGAAGGATTTCATCCCCAGTCGTATAGCTACCATTGTAGGGTACGACGAAGGAATATCCTCGTTTAATGATTGTGTCGAGTAGCTCTGTGTCGGAGGCTAGACCAACTTCGATAGGAGAGAGAATGCGCTCGTCAATAAGATATTGGCGAAGCCCTTTGATTTGTCCAATGTATGGAAGGTTCATGAGATGAAATGTTATGCGGCGAGGTCTCCCTCCGCGATTAGTATGGAGTTAATGGGGAGGACGAATCCTCCCCCGCTAATGGTTATCCAGTGAGCGTTCATTTTTCTTGGGACTTCATAGTTAATACGAAGCTATTCCAGCGGGCTACCGCTTCTTCGCGAGTGAGGCCATGAATGGAAATGCTATGAGGAAGAAGCTTGGCCCCGTTGCAGACGACATAGCAATGTTCCTCTCCGGGATAGATGGTTTCCCCCACGACCTCCGGGATTTCTCCGCAGTAGGGGCAAGGACGTGGATGAGCATTGTGGGCTTCAAAATGCCGTCGCACCTCTTGCCCCACTCTTTCGACAAACATATCAACAATATGCTTCGGCACAATTTCTGTGACCCCGGAACCCACAGTGCCTTCGTCCTCGGATTCCGTGGCTTCCTCGTAGTTCAATGGATGGTCCAGCCCCTCGTCGAAACAGGAAGCACAGGGTCCCACGGTTCCGGGCAAGTCCCCGTACTTACAGGTAGCGCAGGGGGAGAGGACATCCTCTTCATCCCCTTTATCCTCTTCATATTCCGGGTACTCAATTCCCCGCTCCTGTCGGCAATGAGAGCATGGAGGATTGCAACGGAGGTTATCCCGGTGGGTGCAAGTATTGCACGGTTCGATGACATCATCGTTCTCGTCCGTACCTTCGGCACATGGGGCGGGTTCGTCCGATTCGTAGTTCTGATAGCCGTTGCAGGAGATGCAGGGTTCCTCTTCGATAGATTTCCCCTTATATTTACATGTCTGACAGGTCTGCCCCGTCATCTCGGCTTCTCTCCGCTTTGCTTCTTCCCGCTTCATCATTTCAATCTCTACCAATTTGTTGGTATCGGAGGTGAAGCAGGGAAGTCCGGGAGTGATAGCACACCTCTGGCAGGGGGATTGCACTATCGGGATATCACGGAATTTGCAGAGGGAGCACCTCCGTGCATCCTCGCTTGCCGCGGTGTCCGTGGATTCCGTGGGTTCACTGGATTCAAAGTGGCTAAAGTACATGTCACAGGATGCACAGGGTTCCGCGGTTTCGGGGAAGTTGCTGTATGCGCAGGTCCAACAATTTGGTTCGTCGTCGTTCATTTTCTTTTGATATGCTTCTTAATGGTTTCGATTACCCACAGGGTGAATAGGGTGAGGATGCACAGAGTAATTCCTATCCATGCAAGGATGTCAGTAATACTAACAAATATCGTTGTGGTCATGGTGAATGTATTTGCTGGGATTTAGTAGGAATAAGAATAGAATTCTTACGAGGATAGATGTACTCGTTATGATACAGAATGCAAGGATTAAATTGAGGAAGAGTGTCATACTCCTTCCTCCTTCTGCTTCATACCTGCCCTTAGCCCAGCGTAATACGCGAGGACCATTCCGAGAGCGGCGATGCTCATGGGACATACGATGAAGATAATGAATAAGAGGTAGGCAATCATGGAGGTTAATCGATTAGTTTAAGGTCAAAGAACATAACGGTGTTGAAGTAGTTGACGGTTACTCCATCGATAGCTACCCAGCCATCGCTGTCTTCATCATCGTAAACCGCGTACTCCTGATAGGGCGTAGGCTCTTCATCGTAGCTTACCCAGCCACGAGGAACATATTGTACCCTATCCCCTCTCTTGAACGGTCGCCGGGGTTTGGCGGCGTTAGTGCAACCAGCGCGGACAGATTCTTCTGGCGCATCTAGAATTTCTTCCATCTGGTTAGCAGAGGCCCACTCCGCTAATCCTCCCGAATAGCGTACCTTGTACGGGTAGGAAGAACGTTCGTTGTCGATTTCCACGACGCGACCGCAAGGGCCGCCGTCGACGCGGACAATCATTCCGAGTTTAATTTGATTCTTTTCCATATTAGAATTTGATGTTTGGGTATTCGCGGTAAAGTCGATAGCGGGTCATCCACATGAAAACCCCTGTGGTTATATAGTTAGATAAAACAATAAAGAGATACCATGCGGCAATCCATGCGGAGATAAGAGAGAGGACATAAAGTGGAGGTGCGGGAAGAGTGAAGAGGCACTCGGCAATGATACTTACAGTTAGTCCGATTAGCCCAAAGATAACCCACTGAACCGAGGTATTGAAGATATGGTTGTATATGTTCTCCATTTCCTTGCGCTCATATAGGGTATACTCGCTTCCTCTCGTCCGGTAGCTATTGGTCTCAATGCCAATGAGCTTCAAGTGAGCTTTCAGCCTCTTGGCCATCTCGGTGAGGGCAGTACCCCCTAAGCCGCGGAGAGCTACACCCGCAAGCGCGAAAAGAACCGCAAGCGCGAAGTATTGTGTGGTTGATAGATGCAATGCGTTCATGATTGTTCTCCTTCATGGTTACTCGGCTTGCTCCATTCCCCACGGCCATTCAACTATCCTGCTGGGTTCAATGCTTCGCCCATCCTCCAACAGGATGTGCATGGAGACGCGGGTTCTTCCTGCAACGATTCCGGTATGCCTATGGAACATGCCGTCGTAGTACTGGATTTCGGAACCGGGTTGAAGACGCAGAACCGGAGGGAGTCCTTCAATAAACTGGCGGGCGGTAAGCCATGCCTGTTCCTTCGCCTCTTCATAATCGTCACTATCATCCCCCAGCACCGCTAATTCGCAACTCATACACTCTACGAACACGTAGTTGCCGCGACGTGCTTCTCTCAATAGACCACCGCAGATAGGGCAGAACAGTTGAGGATGCCCATCTTCCTCCGGGAATACTTCGTCAAAGACCTTCTCAACTACTGCTTGCGATTCTACGGATTCATCGCGAAAAGAGAATTCGCTCTTGGTAGGAATGTTCGTTGGGGCCGAGGTATTGGCTTTAACTATCTTCGGGCTAAGGTCTGACATATAAACGTGTGTCAAGCCATTGGCCTCGTCAATAACAATCTTGGTTATCTGTTTGGTGTTTGATGTCTTGGACATGCCACCACCATATAATAATTTTATTATTTGTCAAGAAATTATTTTAATAAAAATCCCCGGAGGGGGTTAGCCTCCGGGGCGATGTGCTACTTGCGCTTCCAGCCAAGTAAGTCAAGAAGTTCGAGTAAGCTCATGATTATCATCCTTTTGTGAAGAAGTTAAAGAAGGATAGTGTACCACTATCGGTGAGTACGAACTGGGGATATTGGTCAGGGGTAAATATTTTTGTACCCCCGGAATCCCCGGTAGCCTCGACAGTCAGAAGGACTGCGGGCACTTTGTCCGTCGGGCTGGATGGGGATGGAATATCTCCCAATCGTGCCCAAACTTGGCACGCTTGCCACTGTTCGTCAAGAGCGGCAATGGCCTCGATAGCCCCCGCGAGGGCGGGTATCTGCTCCTTCGGCAACGTGGTCTCACTGTACTGGTCAAGGTGCGTAAAGCCCAGTGCGTCCGCGTAGATTACACTCATAATGAGCTTGGTCCAGTCGCCGGGCTGTGGGAATTGAATTTGTATTTCTGCGTTGTTCATGCCTGTTCAAGGGGGTTGTTAATATCCACAAAATCCGTGGCTTCCTCGGATTCAATGGCATCGACGGCCATTGCTTCCAGTCCATAAAAGACCGGGTTCGTGCCTCCCGGCTGGTAATAGGTGTACTCTCCGTTCCCTGCATTAACTAAAATGTTGCCAGTCGAATTATTCACCACATCAGTCACCCAGCTGGAAATGCCGACACCAGTCTCAAAAGTGGAGACGCCGCGGCAGGTGGCAATTTTATACAGATTATTCGCCTGACCTCCGGTGAGCATGAGCCAGAGTGTACCCAGATTATCATACTGGGCAATATTGGCCGAAGCGTTCTGCTGGTAAATAACCTTGGCAATCGTCCAAGGGATGGGTTCGTTATTAGTGGCGGGGATGAAGCTGGTTGTAGTCTTAACCTGCCAGCCCGCCGTGGAATCGAGTGCGTAAATCTCACGCACTCTCACCGTATAACCGTTGCGCTGGGTATCTCTGACATTATCAAAAGTAATATCCAGAATTTCGCCGTGATTGTAGGCCAAATCGTTTGCCGGGATAATACTGTAAGAATCTATGGAAAGGTCGGGACGAATCGTCTTCCCGCCGCGGCCAATACCAAAGGTCAACTTTGCGGCACCAGTAGCACGCCAAATGAAAGAAAACCCGGAGAAACTGGAATAATTCCATTGAGGGTTGCTCACCTCAAATTTCGCCTGAATGGTCGAATGAGTTCCCGGTGGAACCTTAATGCTAGCCAAATGGTAGGGAACTGTTTGTGTCACCGTCGAAGTCCCTGTCTTGGTAATGGTCGTCGTATTGAGGAAAGCATTAGTGGTCAGGATGTTCGTCTCGCCAGCCAATCCCAACGCATAAAAGCGATTAACCGCCCCCGTATACGTCGGTGCACCTACGGCCAGCGGGATGTTAATCCCGGCGTTGGCATTGGGGGTTTTGCGGAACGTCAGAACCCCGCCCACGTCAATAGTGCCGTGCATACGGGTTTGGACGTTGAACGTAACTACCCCGTTATGGTTTTCATTTCTGTAGACCCACAAGTCCCCTACCCCATCGATGGTCAATGTCTTATCGTTGACGTTATTGGGGTCAGTTACGGAGAGGAAACCGTTGGATTCTTCGTAAAGTATGGCTCGCGTAGGACCGCTCTCCTTGCCGAAGAGGATGCACTTCATCTTCTCGCCAGTGGTGGCAACGAAGCTAATGCCGTCATCAAAAGTGGTGGGGTTTTGGAACTTGACAGGAATCGCAACATCCATGTGGGAAGCGTTCGTCCCCTCAATGACTGCGGCTCCGTTACCATCTCCGTGGATTTTCACCGCGTCATCCCCTTGTCCGAGAACTAAAGGAACTTCGTTTCCGAGAACTAATCCCGCCGTGTTGGTGAAACTCCATGCCCCGGAGATTGTCTGGTCACTAGCTGGGTCAAAGCCAGTGCCAGAACCGCCACCCTCACCGGAGCCTAAACTAAAATTTCTGATGGAGACAAAGTAGCCCGCTTCTTCAATCGTACTACCGAGAGAAAGAATTGCAGAAGTTTCAGTTGCCACAAAGACCAGCTGGTCAGTAGTCTTGCCGCCAGCGAGGAATGCCTTAGGATTGTTGTCGGCTCCTACGCTAAAGAGCGCATAGCTGAATTCCGGATTAGGCTTCGTTTCCATCAAGCCGCCCAAGTCAGGATGCACATTGATAGAATAGAGCTTACCGCTTTCGAGGTTGGAGATTTTGTAGAAACCTTCGGAGACAGGACCATCACCATCCAGCGGGAGGGCCTGATACTCTTGGTCGTAGTTGAAGCCCAACGGGTGAAGAGCAATCGTTGCGTGTGCACTTTCGACGGAGGCGTTCTTGTCCTGTGCGTTAGTGGGGACGACGAAGTACTTACCGTTGGGAGATGCAATCTCAATCACCTGTCCTGCGACCGAACCATTGATGATGAACTGTTCCGGCGTAATGTTGGACCACAGTTCGTCAGTAGGAGCGGTAGCGGAAAGCTTGAAGAGACAGGGAGAACTGGAAGCAAGAAGCCACGCGGTGTGCGTGTCGGCATCGCCCAGCTTATAGGTTACGCCCGGCGTAATAGGAGAACCGTTGACGTAGTTTTCAATATTGATTTTAGAAGAACGTTTACGTGCCATGATAGTAAAAATTTGGGGCTGAACCCATAGAAGTTTAGCTCATGAGTTCAGCCCCGTCAAGGTTTAATTGTTGGTTATGCGATATTTCCAACGAAGGTAATCACCGCAGTCCCTTTAAAGGTCCCGGCATCACCGCCCGTAGGAATCTGGAACGAGGCAACGGCGGCTCGCTGTCCCGCACCAAGAGCAGTCCCCTGTGAAAAGATAAGAGTTCCTCGAAGGTTCTTACCAGTCACAATACCCTGCGCGGCCTTGAGAGGAAGAAGACCTTGCGCCCCTGCTTCCCCGACTACGTTGGTAAGGACTACGTTCTGGTTCTGGATAGTGATGTTGCCATCGTATTGGAATTCAGGTGCGGCGGCTTCGGTCACGAAGTCCACGCGGTAATATCCGGCAGGGGTAGGACCTACAAGAGCTACGTCGGAAACGGTGTCCGAAAGGGTCGTAAGCTGAGGGGCGGTAAGACCCTCAATCCCCTGCGCGGCTACGATGTCAACGTTAGCCTTTACTGCTCCATCTACGTACACCCACGCTTTCGTGCCAGTGGAAGTGAAACGAGTGGTCCCTGCGGCAGTTACAAACGGAGGTTCTTCTATTGCATCTGCAATGGTATCTCCTGTCTTGACAAATACGGTTACAGGGACTTCCGCACTTACTTTCAATTCATACCCCGTATTTGCGACTAAATCACCGATACTATACCACTTGTCAGGTGATAAGTCTGCGGGAAGAGTTGCTTCTTCAGGAGCGGGAATTTGGTCAGCCTTCATAGTCAAGGTAATCTCCGCGCCCTCAAGGGCATCGATGCGGAGGTAAGCGTTAGTCTGACCACTTTCCGTCGCGAAGTAGAAAGCACGGCCAGAAAGATACCCTTCGGCTTCCAACTGCTCCAACGCCTCATCTTTCGCGATGACCACATGCGGGCACTTGGTAGACGTGACAATAAACTTATACCGAGTAGCCTCGGTCAGTCCGGTAAGCTGATAGATTTGCCCGCGAGCGATAGTTGCATTCTCTGCGGGAATGGGAAGATTTACTACTGCCATAATTATTATTCGTTAAGAGTTTGCTACTGTTTTAGCTTGATGAATAAGGGGAGTTAAAGTTATTCCCCTATTCACGGGAATGTGCGCAGTATCCGACGCAGGGATAATAATATCTCCATCATTCACTAATACACTTTGAACACTATTTTCAACATCAATACCGAAGTAAAGAACTTCGGGTTGATTAGTGGGAATAGACACCAAGTGCTTAACTCCCATAGCTACGGGAATTGCTTGCACCGCCAGAGGTGTTGCGGCACGGACTTCTAGGGTTAATACGGTCCCCGAAAGAGATTCCGTAACAGTTAAATTCCCGGCGGCTTTGAGATGTGCTTTGAACTCCCGGTTTACGAGGGAAGAACCTTCGGCAAGGGTCTTCTCGTCCTCCGTCAGTTTGACGACAGGAACTCCCCTATCACTGGTGATAGTAATAAGAAAGTCTCCTTCCTTGCTGGGAATGAGCGTATTCTCAACTCCTGATTCGAGGACAACTGGTTCTGTAGTGGGAACGTCGATTTCCATACTAGTTAAAAAGGTTATGCTCCAAAGCCAGAGGCGATAATGGCACCAATGTCGGCACCTTCTGCTAGTTCTTCGGCTTCTTCGGTTTCGGTTTCCTGTTTAGGGGATTCAGTTTCTCCTTCGGTCTCGTCCTCGTCGTCGCTATCATCGTCACCTATTTCTTGGTCCTCGATAGAAACAATCTCAATAGACTTGCCGTCATCTGAAACAACGCCAACTCCCATGAGCTGAACATCATCCCCCGGTTTAAGGTCTCCAAATTTTTCAGGGTCATACGTAATCTTCATGCAGATAAAAATTGAGGCGAGCGGGTTCATCCCGCCCGCCTCGGTTTAAGGGTTATAGGTTTAGGCTTAGAGGCCAGATACTACCGCAGGGGTACTTACCAGAGAGCCAACGGGCTTGCCGTCAGCACCAACGAGTTCGCGGCCAGCGGTCGTGCGAATGTGTCGGATGACTACACCGTGACGCGGGAAGACAGGCATCGGAGCGGCAGAAAGCGTCGCGATGAACATGCCCTGCGTACCCATGTAGTTATCACCGTTGTCCTTGTTGTTCACCCAAACCAGCTCACCAGCGTAAGTCACGGGGTCCCACTTGGCCTGACCGTAGGCAGACACCGGACGAGGAACGAGGGACTTGTACACGTCCTTCACAAAGATAATCGTATCTTCGTAGGGGGCGTTCATGTACGCGGGGTTCGGCACATAGCGATTACCAACAGTCGTTTCCACCTTGATATACTGGGGAACTTCCACCCACTTCTGACCAGTCGGCTTGGTGTCGTCGAAGGTGTAGCGGGGGTTCATGTTGTCCACGATGTAGGTAAAGCCCTTGTACGTCCACTTCACGCCCAGCTGACGCAGGAGGGTAGCATCCTTGCCTTCCGCGGCCTCTGCGAAGTTCCAGTCCTTGCGGATAACTTCGTTGTGACGCAGGATGAAGTCCACGGTGTCCTTAGACGTGTAAGCCAAGAAGACAGGGGAACCTTGGTCCATCAGAGCGGCAGATTCGCCAGCACCTTCATTGATGAGCAACTGCCAAGCTTGGTTCATCAGGTCGTCGTTCAGAGCGGCTTCGGGCTTAACTTCCGGCATGGAGTTAATATCGTTGCTCACGACATCGAGACCAACAACACCCGCCTTCGTGGGGATGAGTTTGTAGCTGGCGATGTTGATGTAGCTCTGACGGTAGAAGCGAGACCAAGTATTACCGACGGCACGGACCAACTGTTTCACCGCATTCTCGGCCTGTTGCTTAGCTTGCCAAGACTGACGCATACGGAGTACGTCCAGTTTCTGGGAGGAAAGCCTCGTGATGAAGCGGCTGTAGGAGTATTCCGTAGCCCCCGTATCATTTACCGTAATCGGAATCTGGTTGGAGGTGGAAGCGAGGTTAATGTTCATCCATTCGACGCGGGGGTCCGTAGCACCGAAGGTTGCAATACGCCCGGAATCACCAACACCGTCAGTCCATTCTCCCGTCATAATCATCTGGGAGTTCCACGGAGAAGTACGAGCAAAGGTGCTGAACATGTTGGCGTTAAGAAGGTTGGTCATCGTGACCAGCTTCAATTCTTGGGCCTGAATATCGTTAGGAGAAGTAGCCATTTGTAAATTAAATTTGGTTTAATTTGCAACGCCTAGTTCTCTTTGGAAGATTTTGTTTTGGGGTCTTACGCGGTCATGGCAGGGTCAGGACCAAGAATTTTCACACCTGCATAAAGGTTTGTTTTGGTTTGCTCGCGGGAAAGCAAGAATGGGGCACCGCATTTGATGCCCCATTCTTGTCATAAAATTACCAGTATGTCAAGGAAAATTTATTATAATCCAAAGGCACTACCAATAATGTCCCCGACTGTGGTCGGCCCAACGGGCGGCTGGGTCTCCGGAGCTTTGGGGCTACCGCCGTTAGCAGAGGGGCGGGCCTTGCGAAGTTTGGCCACCTTCACGTTGAGAGCCTCGATTGTCGCGCGAGCATCTGCCAGTTCCTTAACCATGAGTTCGGCCAGTGCGCCGTCCATGAAGGAACCATTATTTATCTTGTGAGCAAGATGGCGGGCATGCTTCACATTCTCTTCGGTAATCTCCGTGGTCATGCCCAGTTCCTTGGCGCGTTCCTGCATCGCTTCCAACGTGTAGTTGTCGAGATTGACGGTGTAGGTTGCACCTTCGGATTTGCCGCCGCGGCTGGCTTTCAACTCTTCCACATACTTGTCGGCTTCGGCCTGATAGTTTCCGTGGGCGACAATGGCCGCGTCGCGGACCTTAGCCATGCGGACAAATTTGAACATGGCAGAATCGCTGATGCCCAGTTCCTTCCCAATGGCCTCATACGCTTCTTCCCGGTCGTACTCGTCGAGGTCGGGATTAAGGGCAACTTCATTCAGCTTGTCCATGTCCAGAGATGCACCAGAGGCGCGGGCAATCTCCGCAAGTTTGGCGTTAGCCTTATTGTACGGGGCAGTTACATTGGTCTTGTATTCTTCGGTTGCGGTGAAGGCATAGCCGCGTACAATCTCGCGCAGAGATTCAAGCTCTTCATTGTTGGGAGAGGATTTACCCGCTTCTTCCAGCTTGGTCTTCAAGTCCGCGATTTCTTTCTTCGCGCCTCTCAACTGGACGCGCATTTCAGCGAATGCCTTGCTCGCCGCCTTGCTGGCCCGTTGTTCCTTCGGCCCATCATCTTTCTTTTCTTCCTTCTTCCCTTCTTCGTTTTCTTCCTCTTCGTTTTGTTCGTCGTTCTGTTCTTCCTCGGTTTCCTCGGATTCCGTGTCATCCGGGGGAACCGGGGTTCCCGTGGTATTGACTACTTCATCATCAGCGATGCGAGGCCCAGCATCTGGCATGACTACCGTACCATCCGGGGATTCAATGGGAGCCGTGGGGTTAGCGGGATTGGTAGGTTGAGTGGAATCCGTGGAATCCGGGGCGAACAGGGTCTGTTCGAAAATGTTATGTATGTCGTTGTGAATAGCACCATCTATGATGCCCTCCGCTACTGCGGGAATATTTACGTTGTCCATCTATGTATTACCTGTTGGGTGAAAGTGAGTTAATCCAAGCGTTACGCTCGGTCATGGGATGATTCATCATAGTTACCGGGGATTCGGTTTCTTCATTCTCTTCGGCCAGATTGAAGAGAGCGGCGATGACGGATTTGGCCCCTGCCGCGAAAGCTCCATTCAATGCGGCGGCTTCCATTGTGGGCTGTAATGTCGCATTGAGTTTTGACTGAACAATGCAGAGAGCTTCTTCCATTACCGGGTCATGCAGGAGTTCAGCAAGGCGGCCAGTCGCCGCCTTGTTGCTTTTGAACCCTTCGACAGTGTAGGTAGGAACTGCCTTCATCGTGCACCTCCCAGCGATTGAGCCGCTTTAGCGTTGGCTTCTACGGCGTTACGAGTAATCTCGGCATCCTGCTTTTCCTTAGCCAACTGGATTTCAGCTTCCGTCTTCATGCGCTTCAATTCAATTTCGGCTTCGGCTTTCATCTGTTCAGGAGTAGGTCCTTCTTGAGGAGCCGCTTCTTCGTTCTGTTGCATCGCTTCCAAGGCCCGCATGCCGTTGGTAATAACCTCGTTGCACCTCTTGACCAGTTTCTCGTACTGTTCAAATTCGGGGACAACTTCCTTGGCGGCCTGCAAATAGTCCATGTGTCCAGCCAACTGGGCGACCAGAAGCTGTAGAGGTTGAGCTAGCTGGGCCATCTCTTCGGGTTCCAGCTGTGCGTCCGGTAGCATGGACATGATGAAGTTGGCATGCACTTCCGCGTGCGTCCTGTGGTCCTCGTTCGGCATAACCGGAACTTCCTGCCCTGCCATGAGCTGGTTGTTCTGGATGGATGCGATAGAGGCGGCCACGGTTTCGGACGGGTTGGGGTCATCCTTCAACGGCATGAACAACTGCGCGGTGCGTCCGTTCGTTTCGTTGGCAATGGCCATGCGGATGAGACGTTCCTGCCCAGCTCGTGGCATGAACTGCATGTAGTTGAGACACTGACGGAGAGCCATCGTGCGGCGAACCTTACTGCCCGCACCGATAGGGGGAAGAGCGGTAACGCTGTCAAGGTCGATAGCGAAGAAGGCATCCCTTGGCACACCTGCTTCGTCCAGACGTTGGAGCATGCGTTCACGTTCCTTAAACCCGCCAATCCCTTCATCGTAGTCCTTGCGGATGATACGGCGAACGATTTCACGGAGAAGGATGGTCATGTGCTCCAAGAGCATATCCATGATGTTATTGCTGACCTTGCTCGCATTGCCCATACGGATTTCAGCTTCCAGCTGGGTGCGGCCCATGCCTCCATCAGCATTCACGTCAATCTCGCCCAAGCGTTCCCGGATTTGGTTCTGCAAGAATGCGAGGGGAGTTCCGGCAACCTGTTGCAGATTCGGCACGGGATTAGGAACCACTTGCGTTGACGGGTCCAAAATGGTATAGGCCCCCATCGGGTTCACCATTGCGGAGAGACGGGAGGTTTCATTGGTGGCAGAGACGTTCAGAGCCATGCCGAGGAACGCCGCGTCCGTCGCTTGGTTCATCAACTTGTCAATGACACGAGTGTGGGGCAGAAGGTCATTGCCATATCCGCGAAGGGCATGAATATCTCCATTGGTGCTACTGCCCAGCGGGAAGAGAATGAAGGCTTCTTCCATAGAGTTGTAGGCTCCTTCCTTGGTGTAGAGGAACTTGGTGTCATCTACATCGCGGTTCTGGTCACGCTTCAC